ATCGGCTGTGGGTTCACTCCAACCCATAGCCTCATAGATAAGTGCAACGGGTGCAATCACTTGTTTTTGCACGATTGTTGTCAAATCAAGTGGGAGTGAAGCCAATTCCTCATCGGTGCGATATGCTTCAATTCCACGCTTTGTGTAAAGGTGTGGGACTCCATCGCCATCCTTGAAGTGCAAATGCTTGGGTGCTGTGAGGTTGTATTTCTTCGCCGCCCCCTGAAAGCCACCCTGCTGTCCGTATTTTTCGGGGTCTTTACCTAAGCGTGAACGCATAGTCAAGTGTTTGCGAGGGACAGAACCCGACTTGACTTCTTTGATGATGCCATATACAATGTCATCAATGGCATCACGATCAGCCAAGTCCCGACACAACGCCATGAACGCTTCGCCCTGAACACGCTTAGTGATTCGTGATGCGTTGCTCTTTTTGTATTCAAATCCTGTCACATGGAGTGATTCTTTCGGCCAAACGACCCAACCAAAATTGCGGTTCTTCTTTGCGGCAATCCATGCTTTCATAAATTTCTCAAATTCAACAACAAACCTGTCGCTATCAAATTCCTTCTGTATGATTTGTGTTAAACGCTCGGCAATTTCCTCGCCGTTAGCGTCACCGATTGAAATGTAGGCACTGTCGGTGTGACCTGCGAGGGCAGGATAACCCATGTCATCACATATTTCCATAAGTCGCCCGACCAACGAGCGACCAACATAGGTAATGGCTGATGCGACTTCAAGGTGGCTCTCACCGTGTCCTGTGTGTCCCATCAGGCCATAGACTGACGCTGCCGCGCGCTTGAATGCCAATTGGAGTGTGTTGAAACCCGCATATTCCTGTGAAGTGGGTTCGTATTTTTTCATTTGGGCTTTTGCGTCATTCCTCGCCTCAGCGAGATCAATCTGCAATTGGGGAAGAACACCCATTTTACCTTGATACCAAATTGAACCGTTGCCCAATGTCCGTGTTTCGTCACCAACCTCGTAGCGAATTGTTTCGGGACTGATGTTGTTTCCTCGTTGGATTTCAGCATACATAGCCCGGAAGTCAAAGACACCTACATTGGTGAAACGACCCACTTTCGGTTCAGCCACAAAGCCACCCGACAATGCACCATCCGTTCCTTTGTGATATGTCCCGGTTGGCGATGCCCATGTTGCTCTCCTGCGTAGGAGTCCTCGTGCGAAACGACTGACCGTGAACACGGATGAGAATGATACCCCACAGACACGCTGTAAAGCCATGAAGAAGCGACTGACATGGTATTCACGGTCAATCCTATCGGTGAGCAAAATGTCGCCCCTGTGATACGCACAGAACGCCTCAAAATCCTCCAACCACATATCGTGGTGGCTCATGCCCTTCATGTCCACTTTCCACCACTCAGGGTTGTTGGGGAACAACAATTCCCCCACCGCACCAAGTCGCCTGTCGGACAATTGACCGTTTCCTCCATCACGCCACACACGCTCAAAGCCATGATTCCTGTCAGCCAAGTCAAGAGTCATGCGACCAAGCATAATCTGTGTTCCTTCTTGATAGACACCTGAGCGCGGCAAGTGAGTCATTGGTGGTGAAGCACATTGAATTGGCGAAGCCCAATCCAACGAAAGACCGTGATGCTTGAACCGCTTGTATAGCATCGGCCAATCAGCACGATTTCCTGCCCATGTTGTAATCAAGTCAGGGTTCAATTCCTCAAAGGCTTGTGCAAACGCCTCAAGCATTTCCTTCTCGGAACGATATGGATTGAGAACACCCTCATATGTCGGATGCCAAGACCATGTGCGAGCAACCACACCATCGGTGGTGTAGCCGAGCATGGTGATTTCATTGTCTTGATTCCACTCCATGTCAAAGCCACCCGCCTTAACGATGTTGTCAAACCAATCAGGCATATCACCTGCCTCGTATGTGTCAATGCAAAAACGATCAACGAAGTGAATGTCAGCCTCCCATGTGTCACCTGCGATTTCTCGCATGGCTCGTATGTCCTTTGAGGTCGGTGCAACCACTTTTCGCAGTGTGCGACCATGCGGGTATTCTTTGCTTGGGAGTGAAGTGGCTGTGTCCTCAGTCAATTCCCAACCGAAGAAACGAGCATCATACATTTGAGTCAAACGCTCTATCAGGCGTTCATCGTCAAGCACATAGAAATACGGTGCGAAGTCATGGTGTTCCTCAACCAATGACCCGTCAGGCTTTCGCCACCGAGTGAAGATGCGTTCTTCTTCGTCATTCGTGATGTATCGCTCAACAATCATTGTAATCACTCGGCTTCTTGCCGAGGTGCTACAATGACGGTTGTGCCGTGTTCCTGACCCTCAACGGCTTCGTGACGAAGCAGGAGAGGCGTGTCAGCACCACACGACAAATGGATGACACCACCACTCGGCATAGCCTTCAGTGCATCCAACAACCAAGAACCAAACCAAATGGATGTTTCTTCTTCAAGACAGTCACTTTGAATCGCTTCAATCGTGTGTTCAATGCGAATACCATCACGCTGAACCACATAGACCAATTCATCGCCCGACACAATCAAGCAAAACAACGCCCCGCTGTTGATTGACGAACCGATTTTTTGTAATGCACGAACCGTGTTTGATTCAAATTGGTATTTGTATGCGAAGTCCGATTGGCCGAAGCGAGCGTAGTCAGAACCCCGTGATTCCTCAAGGGTGTTCAGCAATTGTTCAACGCCCGCTGACGAAGTGGCCGAAGCCAATGTTGGAATGCGGAAGAACGACCCACCTGACATGATGGTGAGGGTATCACCGTCACAGGAGAGTCGGATTTCGTTTTCCTCCGTTTGTGGTAAATCCTTGACGAGAGAAATGATTGTGCCGATTTGACCCATGACAATGTTTCCTCCTTCAACAACATCAGCACCCGCCCAACGATTGATGAAGAAGGCTCGGTCAGCCGTTCCCGATGCGTAAATGCGTTGGGTTTCTTCATTGGCGTGGAGAACAAGATCATCCATAGCCGAGAAGCCCGACATGAACGAATTGAAGTGGTTGCGATTGATGACGACTTGAACCATCACTCATCACCTCCTGCGATGTCAAATTCACCTTTCTTGAGTCCATCCCAACCATACCATGTTCCGCCCTCGTTGTTGCGTTCAAAGAGCAAATGTCGGCCACCTGATTGGAGAGAAGTGCGGTTCGCCACGACTCGTGCATAACCACGCACAACGCCCGTCAATTCACCGTTCTCATCCCGTTCCTCTTCAATTTCGGTATAGACCACTTGTTGAAGGTGTCCTTCGGTGTCCTTGAGCCACTTGGGTGAGTCCTGACCCACCAATTCGTTGCCCGTGTTGTCATAGGCGGGTTTCATGTGAGTGATAACATACGAATGAACACCACCACGACACAATTCACGGAGAGCGACCATAGCGGTTTGGTATCGGGTCGCACGAATGTTCCAATTGAAACGACCAATCTGTGTGGTTGCCTTCTTCCCGGCCACAGCAATACCATCAACGCCCAATTCAAGATCATCCACCTTCATGCAGGTTTCAGTGATGTGAAGCCAATGGTCTGCCCCATCAAACACGACAGTCTTGAGGTATGGCTTGGGCATTTTACCATGTTCCATGAAGAAATTGTTCTGTTCCTCCATTTGTGCTTGTGCCGCCTTGAGAATGTCAATGGTCTGCTGAAAGGTTGCAGGGAAATCATACGGCACACGACTGTTTCCATAATTGAAAACCCACGGATTGAGAACAACAATGTTTGCCGCCTTATCCTTGTGGTGTGCCGCCTTCGTGGTTTCACCACCAAGGTCAAAGTCAATGTGCCAAATTTCAGCACCATTGGCGATTTCATCAGGGGTGAGGCTGTCAAGCACCATACCCGTTTTTCCCGTTTTGGGATGCCCTGCGATACCGCACATCACGAAGGTGTCTTGACGGACAGCCATAGTGCGTGCTGATTGAATCATACGAGCGATGACCGGGTTCATGTTAGCCGATGCTTTGAATGTGGGTGCTTCGTGAGCAACCGCCTGTGGCTTCGGCTTGGGTTGTTGTGGTTTAGCCTCAGCCTGTGGCTTTGGCTGTGGTGTGGGCTTTGCTTGAGCCTTCGGCTCAGGCTTTGGTTCAGCACCCTTGACGGGTGGCTCAAAATTGCCCTTCTGTTCCTTGAATCCATCCAAAAATCCTGTTCCTGACATCACTCATCTCCTCCGACACCAAATCCACCGAGATTGCCGAGGTCATTGGAGTCCTCGCTCGGTTTCTGTGCGGGAATAGATTTGTTGGGAATGGCGTAAATGCCATGTGCGTTGATTTTGACGACATCCTCACCGTTGGTGTTGGTATAGGAGTCGGTGCGACCAACGACCCAAATGCGAGAACCACGAGCGTAGGGTAGCCACTCGCCACCCTTCAACACATTCATGGCGTTGAATTTGTCGTGGTGGATGCCACTCACACCGATGCCAATGCGAGCGTTGGGATCTTCTCGTCGCAACACCTGATTGGAGATGGAGAGGTAATAATCACGACCCGTTGAATCCCATTGGGACTCACGACCTTCGTGATTGATGTCCATGACACCCCCAACGATGACAACCAAAGCACCATCGTAGCGTTGCACACCGTTCCTGTCCACATAGGACTCGGTTCGGTTTGTCATGTGATGGTCAAGCAAATCACCGAGATTGACGAGTGCTTCTCCACAGGTTGTGAGGAATTGCTCAGGTTTGAAGAGGGATGCACCCGCTTCACGATTCTGTTCGGGAATCCAATCAAGACCGTAGGCACAGGCAGGGTTGCTCACGGACAGCGTTGCCCCTGAGCCATTCCAACCCTCAGCGTCAAATTCGCCCTTGATGAGAACAGGTTGCCACAATTTCCAATCGTGATCTGCCGCCTCCCATTGACCTTCAACCTTGACGGTGATTGGCCCTTCGGACAAGAATTTCTCTTTGGTGTTGCCGTGAAAAGTCCAAACACTCTTCGTCATGTAGGCGAGTGTAGGAGTGTTGTCGGGCTTGAGCATGGAGATGTTCACCTTCTCGTTGATGGGAATGACCCACGATGGTTGAGAATCGGCATCCTTATCGCTTTGATACACACCTTGAGAGTGTTCAATGAGCCATTTGCCGTCTTTGGTGAAAGCACGACCAATCCCGACCTTGTTGCCGTTGTAGGTGAACCCGTTGCGAATAGCACCACTCAAATCAGCCGTTGCGATGTCAATTGCCATGTCACGCTTTCGCTTCATCATGTCAGTCCTTCGGTCAAAGCCGATGAAAGCACCGACCCATTCCTCACCACGACCACCGCCAACGCCACCGCTTGAACCACCCGAAGGTCGCACAGCGAGAACGAACATATCCGCATAGTGATTGAAGTCCTCATCCTCAAGGTTCAGCGCGTCTTGTCCACATTCAGCCCACATATCAGGGAAAACCTCTCCCATCCACGAGCCAAAGGACTCAAGGGCTTCTGCCCTTTCAACGCCCAAAATGGTGGCGGCTTCTTCAATACATTCATATCCAATTTCTCTTTCTTCTGTCAATTTTAACACCTCTTGTTATAATCCCCAATCATTGATCGGAGGAATAGGATGTCGCCTGATACCCAATCAGCCGATTTTGCCGCCCACTGACCGAGAATCAGCAGGTGGAGAAGGGCGATTTGGATGCCAATGTCGCCCGCTTTGTATTTTTCCATGCACGCTTCGTGTATTGCATCAATAACCTCGTCACGCACAACGCCCTGACGGTCAATAATGTCAATTTGAGTGAAACAATCCTCCCATTCGTGCTGAACGATGGAGTCATAGAGTGCGATGACCGCACTATAATCCTGTGCGATTGTGAGGGCGAGTGCCTTTGGGTCTGTTGGGTCACAAATTTGCATGGTCTTTAGGCACGCACGCAAGTCACCGTTGGTTTTACCAATCAAGGATTTGACGCTATATACCCAATCCTGCGGGAAATTCTCGGTTTCAATGACATTCTCCAAGAAAGACTCGGCATCCTCGCCTTCAAGCCCACCAAAATTGTATGTGGGGAGTCTTGAGCGAAGTGCAGGGATGATACGGCTCACACGGTTGCAGGTGAGAATCCATAAAGTGTGTTTGCTCGTGATCTCAATGATTTGTCGCATGGACTCCTGAGCATCGTTTGTTAGACCATCGGCTTCGTCAAGGTTGATGACTTTGAAATTAGCACCCGTAGCCTTCTGTTCAGCCAAGGGCTTTAGGCGTTCACGGACAAAATTGATGCCTCTATCATCGGAGGCGTTGAACACATGAAAATTGGCTTCAAAAGCCGAACCAAGCATATCCTTGGCGATGGCTCGTGCGGCGGTGGTTTTACCCGTTCCCGCCTTACCGTTGAAAATGACACCACCACAGCGGAGAGAACCTGCCACAGCCCATGACTGAGCGTCTTTCTTCAAGCCCTCAAGCCCAACCATGTTCCTCATCGTATCGGGTCGGTATTTGAGCCACAATTGCGTCATCGTCATTCCTCCGTTAGCACCCCTGCCAATAGGGTCTTGTGTATAAAAGCATCGGTGTCAAAACAAAGCCCCCTGATTTGCACCTCTATGGCTCGCAGTGCTTTGTTTTGTGTCCGATTTGAACAGCGTTGCTTTATCATACATGGTGATAAATTCCCAATCCTCGTTTTTGATATTCAAGCCCACCGAGCGAACAAAATCCTCGTTCTGAGCCAAGCGGTCAAACCACCCACTTTCCGAACCTCGCAAACCGAATGCCTTGAGCAACGAAGAAGGCACAGGCTTCTGTCGTTTGTCGGGAAACACCAAGCGTTTGCGACTTGTTCCGTTATGCGAAAGCGCGATTATGTCAGCGAGCAAACGGAACGGGATGCGATGGGCGAATTCACGCGCACACATTTCAAGCGCGATGTTGTTGGGGAAGGTTCGCAACAAAACAT